AAAGGTATATTTATACACCCCCTTTAGCAGGTGTGGTATCTTAGCGTACCAAACTGTATTAATTTACCCTAATACTGGGTTCGAAAACTACGACTATAAATAACCTCCTCTATAAATAAAAGGGTTTCTTGTAGCTGTAGCGGCAGCATTGTTTGACAAATTGGTACCACTATAAGTGGCTCCGGCTTTGTAAACAACAAAAGGAGGGGCTAAAGTATGATAACCAAAGCGTGACTCGTCTGTAAGACCAACGAACAATTCAGAAGTGAAATGAGCAGGAAATGCTCTAGACAAATTAGTGAATTGTAGCGCTATCGTACCAAAATCCGTTTGAGCTAACGAAGGCGGATTGCTAGTACCTGAAAAACTATAGAACTTATTGGGGCCACCCATAAATTTATAGAAAGAAGTATCAGGAACGGCAAACTCATACACTACATGAACTTTGTTGGATTCCTTACCGATTATTTGAAAAGGTAAAGGAATACCATCGGTTGGACTAAATGGTGACGTAAACGTATTGGGATTAGGAGGAGCAGCTGTTATTACTTTGGAATTAACTATAGCGTTCAAATTTTGCGGTATATAATAAATACGAAGGTTCAGCAAATCTACGTCAGACACAGTTTCAGATGTTATATTGGTAATGGTCACCATAACTCTGAATTTGAATCCAGGGGATTTACCATAATACATACGACTAAATGTTTCTATAGGAGTATAATTCCATAGCGATGGATCTTCTCCTAAAAAAGATGACAAGGGTAGAAAAACATTGCTGGTAGTATTTGGATCGGCTGTAGCCTCATAGACTTGCGATTTATACATACGACGTAAAAAATGCCTAATATCCAAAGTGGGCATCAAGCGAGTCATATGCGATAAACTTGGTTCTTTATCATCCACTCGGGTTGTATGTGACTGTTTTTGCGGTTCATTCATAACTTTAACTGTTCCACTTTGTGGGACAAAGTTATCATGTTCATGGACCATCATTATTCGTTTTAGTCGTATAATCTCATGAGTTTTCAATCTACTGACTTCTACCTCAGTACATTTATGCTCAGCATTAAACTTCCAGTTCTTAATGACTTCGCTTAAACGATCACCAAACAAATCTTTAACACTATTGTAATTATCAAGAATGATGTCATATGCTTCTTTATTCGTGTTCTTATAAGCTTCAAAGTGTTTCCGCTGTGCATCATCCCATTTTGTCCTATCCTTTTCCTTAATCTTAGACGAATTAACATAAATAGCAGCCATTGTCGTATCCACATCCGGAGCATACTTATAAAAAGCAATGTTAGGTTGGAAACGAGTGACCGATACATAAGGTCTTTTTGAAATTGGAGATCCTTTCTTATTTGTGGCAACAAGTTCTTTACTACCTGGTTGAGGTAAAACTCCATAACTACTATGGTAAGTAGTAGCTGTTGTATATCCATAAAAAGTTAAATCTGGTTCTCCTGCCAAATAAATGTTAAATTCAACAGAGGTTGGTGACGAATCTGAAACGACTAGTGGTTGAGCCACATATATATAATAAATGCCATGAAACATAGCCTCAGTATCCATGTTAGTTGCACAAGGGGTGATGTCATTACGACATAAATAAGGTAATGAAACCTCATGTTCTTGCCCACCTTGCGTAAATTCAAGTAAGTGCGTTGGAGCATTCACTACGGATTTATAAACTGGATACTGTGACGTTATTTTCACAGATGGATTATACATTTTGACCACCTTCAATTTACACTGCTGTTTATTATTCATAACTGATTGTATAGTTAACTTCATAGGGCCTCGCCAGCCTCTACTAAAACTGTGCAACAATTCTAAATTGTTATAGCAGGTAATTGAATCGTCAGGATTCGCAACTCCATTGCCTCCTTGGAATGGTGATATAGGACGAGCCCACTTCATCACTCCAACTCCATCATTCACGTCAACTTTGAAAGATCCTATATGCTGTTTTTTAGTAACAATATTAGCAATAGCCATTTCATCGATATTACTACCGAATATTGGCTCTTTGACTATTCTGTTAAACTTTACGAAAGGATCTAACTTTTCAAAAAATTGTGGAACATCTGTATTGTTTACAAAGTTGGTAGCCGTAGTTATAACTCTTTCTTGTACTTGGGGTATATTGGGATTATGCAATCCTGTATACTCTCTGATAACACCTCGTCCTACGTCAATAGCATCAGCTGCAGCAGTCTTGAGACCATTGGCAGCGCTATCAAACAACCCTGTAGCTATATTCTTGAATCCATCAATAATTCCTGTTTGAGGTTCCCAGTTCGGAGGGGTAGGTATAAAATCCATTGGTAATGGATCTTCACCCGCCATACAAGCAAACCCGACTCTAAGCAGAATAACCATAACACTAGCAACGCCGCCCACATAAGGGGCATACTTCGTCAATCTATGTAATAAACGGTGCCTCTTCTTAGGAGGTGCATTTATCCACTCTTCGATTCCGTATTGTGCGGCTAATTTATCAAATTCTTCATAGTTGGGGTTAAACATTGTTCGTCCACTCTGGGCAGTCCATGAGACAAATCTAGGTGTTGGAACAGCCAAATCAAAATTCTTGAAACAAGCTTCTACTATAATCCGTAAAGATTTAGAAGAGCCTGTAGAAGGTTGCAATGGGTTTAACACTAAGTACACTAAAGTTGCATAATTACCGTTAGTCACAGTAATATCCAACGTTGTATCATACCCTTGTGTTTGTTCCATATCAGTCGTAGCCAAATCAGTGTTACAGTACCAGGGAACTGGTATAGCAACAGAAGTAGCTTCATTTGCATGTAAAAAAGCGTGTGGTCCTGATAAAATGGTATTGATTAATGAAGCATTGTTAGTACCAACCAAATTAGGATATGTAGGGAAAGGTGGTAAAACCCCCACCAAAACACATCCAGCATGAGTAATAGTACCTGCCATAGAAACATTAATCATTAAATCAGGACGTCCATAAGCAGCCATCTTAAACATATTCAATACTGAATCATTACTACGCGCAATATCTCCGGGTAGGAAACGCACAGAACTGGTCAGTAAAGTATATCTAGCAGCTGTATCTGGAAAGGTTATTTCATCAACAAAAAACGGCCTCTCTATAAAAGATTTAGCATCTACTCGATAAGCATCGGGTATATCTACTGTCATAAAAAAGTCGTTGAACGGTGAATCAATCTCCTGGATTTCACGCGTAGTTACTGAAGCCACTGTTGTCGTCATATTTTGGGAAGTGATATCAAAATCACTATTAGAGACTTGTTTAAAGTCTTTATCAATATTTAAAAGTTGTGTAACGAAATAAAAATTTTCAACCACTGTTTCGTTAACCAGTGATATAACGATAGAAATTCATTTGTAATCACGGCTAGAAGTATCGTCATCTTTCTATTGCATAACCGTATAATTACAATATGGGCTATAGGTTGCCATCCTGATCAACAAGGATTTGTTAAGGCAGTTTACTCTGCCATAATCAAGCATCTTAAAAAGAAAAATTTTTTCCTTGCATATTAATAATTTCATCATACCCTTCTGGCATGTTGAGTATATTAATAACCTTACTTTCACTAAAAAACGCATCAAACGGATATTTTTTCTCAAATATCGCAGTCAATCTCCGGTACAAATTAGGCGAATGTAAATAAGATTCTACTTGCATAGATCTCATTTTCCCTACCATAGCTTCGTGTACATTTTTCGTCGAATCTACCCATTGCAAAGTATTAAATATGGTGTCTAATGAAAGACACCCTACATAACGCTTCAAAACGGGATGTTGACGAAAATGTCTTTTCACATATGTCAATTTATCAAAATCCTGAGTTGGTTTTGTAATAGCTGTTTTGTCTCCATTAGTACATTTCATACCTAGGGATTCCGCTACATCTCTTACCTTTTCAAAATTAAAATAAGGGGCCATATCTTTCTTTGTACCCATCAATTTATCATCTCCTGTAACATAATCAATAACTTTCCATACATCTTCAACTTGCGCATCTTTCTTATTCCTATATATAACCAAATCTGTTAAACATTTATTAAGTAAACAATTAAGTAATAAAGTCAACCACGTCCCGGATGGCAATCCGTGAGTAGTCGCCCATATTTCATCATTAACCAACACAAAAGAATTAGCAATCGTATTTGATAACCATTCTGGCATGTGTGGATATTTACCTCTGTAAAATTCTTTCATCACTTCAATTATGATTCTTATGAATATAGCTAACGTCTTTCCATCCCATTCTTTGAAATCAGCATCACCTGTTTCTACACATTCTATTAATTTCTTCGCCAATAGATCAGCATCAATATACGGATTGTAACCTACACTAATACCAGTTTCATGACGAGTATCTTTAAAGTGTTTCAACAACTGACCAAATATCTTCTTCGTCCACCAAATATGCCCTAAAGGCATAACTCTAAACGTCCTAGGTGTATCCACTTTAGTAGATGATCGTAACTCATCTTTAAAAGTCTCTTTACACATAAAATGATCATAATTATACACTTCATTCTTAGCTTCTTTATCAATCGCTT